TAGCATCTGAAATAAAGTATTCATATGACAGGACAAAACATATTCATGGAGTTGCTCTTGAGGCATTTCGGATAAAGATTTTGAAAAGTTGACACCAAATAGCACCATTTAGCACCGAATAGCACCTAGCAACTGTGATATACTGTAGTGGTAAAATTATATAGTATTGATTCATAAGGGACATAGCCGTTGCCATAGGTTGTGTCCCTTTCCTTTATGCCCAGTGGTTATACAAACCCTCTCCCACCCCTTTAATGTGAATGATAATCTCTTGCCACTGGGCTATTTTGTTTGAGGTGTGATATGAGTGAGATTAAAAGGTTTGAGGTCGTGAGGCCTGAATATAGTTTTGAATACATACATCCTGTACTTGGTAGATTGGCATTACCGATAGCCATGATAAAGGTGATGGTTAAGTGCACTAAGATATACAAACTTCAGCCGACTATAAAGTTGGGTGTGAAAGTAAAGAGTGTATGTAAACCGCTGTACAAGATTGTGATCCCGAAGAGAGTGAGAAAGAAACAGAAGTAATAGAAAGAAGGTGTGACATTATGGCTAAACTGACAGCTAAACAGCAGAGATTCTGTGATGAATACCTGATTGACCTTAATGCCACACAGGCGGCTATAAGGGCGGGATACTCAAAGAAAACAGCATATAAGGCAAGTGATTGGCTGAATGAAAAAAGCCAAGAAAAACCAAGTTCAAAATTTAATAGAGCTATGAGGGAGTACATAGACAATAGACTGGCCGAGAAAGAAAAAGCCTTAATTGCCGATCAGGACGAAGTCCTTAAGTATCTCACTTCTGTGATGCGTGGTGAAAGCGTATCAACTGAGATAGTTGTTGAGGGCACTGGTGATGGGTGCTCAGAAGCAAGGGCAATGGAGAAAGAACCATCGGAGAAAGAACGCTTGAAAGCTGCAGAGCTTTTAGGTAAGAGATATGGTCTGTATACCGAGAAGGTGGAGGCTGATGTAGATGCGGATCTCAACATTAACATCGACTATGGCAATGATGACGATGCCGGCGGTGATGCTGATTGAATATTAATATAAAAGCAAATCCGGGGTTCAAGGAAGTAGACCGGAGCAAGAAGCGATATATCGTGATGAAAGGCTCTGCAGGATCAGGGAAGAGTGTTGATACGGCACAGAATTACATATTGAGGCTAATGCAGGACAAAGGCAGAAACCTTGTTGCAATGCGGAAATCTGATATAACAAACAGAGATAGTACATTCGCTGAACTGACTGGATCTCTTTATAAGATATTTGGAGATAAGGTCGATAATTATTGGAAAATCAACAGAAGTCCGTTGAGCCTTACATGTAAACATAACGGAAACCAGATTATATTCCGTGGTATGAACGACGATAGACAGCGTGAAAAGTTGAAGTCAATCACATTTCCACGGGGTAAACTTACGGATGTATGGCTTGAAGAAGCCACTGAATTTACGCAGGCAGACCTAGAGATAATAGATGACAGATTGCGTGGAGAATTGCCACAAGGGCAGTTCTACCAGATAAGAATGACCTTCAATCCAGTGAACAAAAACCACTGGATAAAGAAGGTCTTTTTTGATAGATACGATCCTGATGTGTTGACACATCACAGCACATATTTGGGGAATCGCTTCATAGATGCGGCATATCACCGCCGTATGGAGCGTAGGAAAGAAGTTGATCCTGAGGGATATCAGATATATGGGCTTGGAGAATGGGGTGAGATAGGCGGTCTCATTCTGCACAACTGGGAAGTTGCAGAGGTATCTCAGAATCTTAATGATTACGATGATATAGCAATAGGTCAAGACTTTGGATTTAACCATGCCAATGCCATCCTTCTTCTTGGCATTAAGGATGACAACATATATATCATAGATGAGATATATGAGCATGAGAAAGAAACAGCGGAGATCATACCGCTGGCAATTAAGCATGCTATCCCAACTAATAAGATTATGTGGTGTGATAGTGCAGAACCGGACAGAATAAAGACCTGGAAGGGTGCTGGATATAGAGCCAAGGGAGTTAACAAAGGTGGTTCAAACGGATCTGTAAAAGCGCAGATAGACTGGTTGAAAGGTGTGACAGATAAAAGCCATACAGTACGCAGAAGGATATATGTAGCCCCTCATTGTGTAAACACGATCAAGGAGTTGCAACAGTGGAAATGGAAAAAAGATGAAAAGACAGGCGAATATCTTGATGAGCCTGTACCAGTAATGGACGATGCAATGGCAGCTCTTAGGTACGGCATTGAGGGATGGCGCAAGTCTCGTTCATGGCTGATATAGATTAACATGAAGGAGATGGAAAAGGTGTTAACCACTGATGAAATAAAGGTATTGATTGATAATGACAAAACATCAGACAAGAAGCAGTTTGCCAGAACAGGCGAACGCTACTATGACGGAGATCACGACATAAAGAAGTATAGATTGTTTTACTACAATGCTGACGGCAAGTTAGTAGAGGATCTAACACGGAGCAATGTGAGGATATCGCATCCGTTCTTTACTGAGCTTGTAGATCAGTGTACTCAGTATGTGATGTCTGGTGATCGTTTTGTTGTAGCAGATGATCAGAAGCTACAGACCTATATGGATAACTATTTTAATAACAATGACAGTTTTATATCTGAACTATCAGACTGTATAACAGATAGTCAGGTAAAGGGCTGGGCATATATGTATGCATACAAAAATGCAAAAGATAAGATGGCATTTGCGGCGGCTGATGCGCTGGATGTAATAGAAGTCAGAGAAAAAGATGCGGACGATGGATGCAAATATACGATATACCATTACATTGAACGCATCGACAAGGGTAGGAAGATAATAAAACGCATACAGGTATGGGATGAAAAAGAAACATGGTTCTATACTCAGGTTGATGGTGGAGATATACAGCTTGATGAATCAAAGCAGGTAAACCCAAGACCGCATGTATTATATACACAAGGAGATAAGAAAGATGCTACTTACTTTGATGGATTTGGGTATATCCCATTTATCCGGCTGGACAACAATAAGAAACAGTTTTCAAGTCTTAAACCGGTAAAACCACTTATAGATGACTATGATTTGATGGCTTCAAGCCTGTCAAACAATCTCATTGACTTTGATTCCCCAATCTATGCAATAAAAGGATTTGAGGGAGATAATCTTGATGAGCTTCAGACAAACCTTAAGACAAAGAAGATAGTTGGTTTAGGGGAAGAGGGCGGAATTGACATTAAAACTGTTGATGTCCCATATCAGGCACGACAGGCGAAGCTTGAACTTGACGAGAAGAACATATACCGGTTTGGAATGGGGCTAAACACCGCCGGGCTTAAGGACACAAGTGCAACTACAAACATTGCAATTAAGGCAGCATATTCATTGCTTGATCTGAAAGCGAAAAAGATAGAGAAAAATCTCAAGAAGATGCTGCGTAAACTGGTTGAGATAGTCGTAGATGAGATTAACAATGCGGATGGAACCGCATATCAGGTTGAGGATGTCCGGTTTGAGTTTACTCATGAGATTATGAGTAATGCGCAGGAAAATGCACAGATCAAGCTGACAGAAGCACAAACCAGACAGGCAGAGATTAATACGATCTTGAGCGTTGCAAATGTGCTTGATGATGAGACTGTAGTTAAGGCTATTTGCGATTGGTTAGATATTGACTATGAGGAGATAAAAGACAAGTTACCGGCAAAGGAAGAAGACGATACGAAAAAAGCGCAGGATCTGTTGAAAGAGGTAAATGTAGAGACTGGTGGTGAAGAATAAAGATGGAGAATGTAACATATTGCAAAATAGATAGCAATTTGAGAAAGATTACACTTCCGGGAAATGAGAAGATACTCGGAGTATATCATGATAAAAATGTGACAAGAAAGCATTTTAAAATGCCGAGATATTATCAGGATAATGACATGTCTGAGTTCAGCATAAAGGTCAATTATGTGAATGAGGACAAGGAAACAGATTGTTATGCAGTCGATGACTTAGCTGTGACCGATGAAGATTATATCACATTTTCATGGCTTGTAGGTGCTACAGCTTGCAGAGTGCCTGGCATGGTTGGATTTGTGATCTGTTTTACTAAGGTAGATCACGAATCAAATATAACACAGGAATACAATACAGAACTTGCGGTTGGAAAGGTTCTCGATGGCTGTGAATTCGGAGAAGTGACTAATGATAAGACGGAAAAAGATATAATTGCACAGTTCCGTCTGTCATTGCAGCAATTAAAAGATGAGCAGGACAAAGCTGTAAAGGAAATAGGAACAAGCATTGATGCTCTTAACAGAAAATTTGAAGATAAATGCACAGAAGTTGATGGTTTGCTTGATACAAAGGCAAGCACAAAAGATGTGATTGTGAATCTTCTTCCAAAGAAGGCTGCCAGTACATTTACAAATATGGGAGTTACTATAAAAAATGATAACGAAGGAGTATATACAGTAAGTGGAACTGCTGAACAAAATGTAATTTTTGGTCTTGGTGGTTGGATTATACCTAAAAAATTTAAAACAAAGTTGTTGGGCGCACCGACTGGAAGTAGTATTGATACATACTATATAGATTCTTCATCTGGAAATGCCTATGCAGAAGGACTTATTCTTGAACCAAATAAAATGATTGGAGTTCCGCATATCGTCATAAAAGAAGGTGTAACGCTGAACAATGTGAAGTTCAAACCAATGCTTACAGCATGTTTGGATGCTACATATGACGACTATGTACCTAATGTTGCATCTTCATATACCGCAACAACTTTTAGTAAGGTATTTTCAGAATTTGTTAATGCAACACAGAAAACAGAAAATGATTTAAAAAAATCTGTCAGTGATGGCAAGACATTGCTTGCGGAGGCTATCACTGAAAAAGGAATTGATACCGCAAGCACAGCGTCGCTTAGCACGATGGCTAAGAATGTTAAGAAGATCCAGACAGCCGGTTACGGAGTGAGCGGTTATATTGATGCAATAATAGAAACAAGTGGTGGAATATTTGCAATTTACGGATTGTATACCGTGGAAGAACAGGAGGCGAGTTAATGAGTGTCTTAGGATATAAGGTCATAAAACTGTATAAAGTAAAACCCGCACTTGGATCAAGTGCAGAAGAATATGAGGCTGATATAACGGATGCAAAGTTCACAGAAATAGCTACAGCATTAGGTTGTAATGTGCAGGTCATGGTAAGTGGTAGTAAGTGGTTGTTATACAAAGGCACCAATACAGATAACGGTTGGTTGTGCCAGATCGTGTCAAATTATTTCGAGGTAAGAAGATACCTGAATGGTCAGGCAACATCAACGAATGTAGCTGGAAATAATATGCAGTGCCGTATTTTACTAACAAATTCAGCGATCTTAAAGAATCTGTCATTGCGTTATTCAAAAGGAAAGGATGGAGCATCACTTTTTAAATTTGGAACAGAGGAAAACACAATCTTACAATATTGCATCGCAGATGCATCTGTTATTGGAACTACTGATGAAAAAATTGCTGTGTATGGATATATTTCATCTGGAAACTATACGTTCTCGTTATCAGACAGCACATCAATAACTTACAATTTAAGTAATGTGTATGGATTTGCTGATAATCTCGTTTTAATGTCAGCAATCGCATTAAAGGATAAAAATGCAATCATCGACGGTTTGTACAGATGCGATATAAATAAAAATTCAGACGATCACTATGTGTTTGATTTAAACAGCAAAAAGTATATGACGAGTGACGGCGGGACACACATGAAGTGGTCAATCGAGCTTGATGATTCAATGTTAGAGTAATATGAACAAGAGACAGAAAGAAGTAATCGAGGAACAACTGCATAACGAGAAAAAAACTATAGCCAGTCTGAAGAATACATATAAGCAGGCACTGAAAGATTGCGAGCAGAAGATCAGAGAGTTGTCTGCAAGAACTGACATGGAGAATTTGCAGAGCATCATATACCAGAAACAATATCAGGAGGCTTTGAAAGCACAACTTGAAGGTGCTCTAAGCAACTTGCAGTCTAACTCATATGCAACTGTGTCTGACTACCTGACCAAGTGCTATAGAGACGGATACACAGGTGTCATGTATGACCTGCAAAAGACAGGAATACCCATTATCATGCCGATAGATCAGGCGGCAGTTGTGAGAGCTATTCAGACGGACAGCAAGCTCAGTAAGTCACTCTACGACAAAATGGGCGAGGATGTGACATACCTCAAGAAAGCAGTTAGGGCAGAGGTATCAAGGGGTATAGCCAATGGATCAACATGGAATGAAGTAGCTGGTAAGCTTTCACGGCATATGGCAAATACACCATTCCAGAGGGCTTATAACAATTCTATCCGCATTGCAAGAACTGAGGGGCATCGTATACAGGTACAGTCGGCTATGGATGCTCAAAAGATAGCTAAGAGTAAAGGAGCGGACATAGTAAAGCAGTGGGACTCTACGCTTGACGGCAATACAAGAGATCTGCATAGACTGCTTGATGGACAGATTCGTGAAATAGATGAACCTTTTGAGGTTGGTGGTCGTAAGGTCGAGGCTCCTGGGATGTTTGGAGATCCGGCAGAGGATTGTAATTGCCGGTGCTGCTTATTGCAGAGAGCAAGATGGGCATTGGATGATGATGAGCTTCAGCGACTGAAAGACCGAGCGGAATACTTCGGGTTGGATAAGACGACAGACTTTGAGGAGTACAAAGAGAAGTATTTGAAAGTGATTGATGAAATAAATCCTACAAATGTAAATGGAGAAATAATACAGTTTGATTGGAAGGATAAAAATCAATTACGTGAAAAACAGCAGGAAATTATATCAGATCTGTCAAATGAGTACAGGACAAGGCTTCAGAAAGTTACGACAGGGGCAAAACAGTCAGCCGGTAATGTTGATATGTCAGGTGCAGTGATGAGATTATCGGATTCACATGTTAACACTGCTGTTCATGAATTTGCACATACGCTTGCAAATAGTGCAGCAGATAAGTACGGCCTTACTAATGATGCAGATTTTTGGAAAGAAATAAAAAAAATACAAAGAGAATATCACAGAGATGTTGATAAAACATCAGATACATCAAGATGGATCAGTTCATATGAACATAGTAGTAGAAGTGTTGACGAATTTTTTGCCGAGGCATTTACACAGGCAAAAATGTCTAAACTTAAATTGGAATTACCTCCCAAATATGGTGCTGATTTGACATATTCAAACAAGGTATTGGAAGTCATTGATAAGTATTTCAATAAAAAATCTGTTGCAAATGTGGATACAAGTGCTAAAATGATAACAGGTGCAAGAATATTGGACCCTGATAGTAAAGAGGCTACGGCATTTGCTAAAATGTACTATCGTGAAATAAAATCATTTAGTACAGATTGCAAACATATAGCAAATAATATAGGAAAAACGGAAACGGAAATACAGAGCATAAAAGATTATTTATTTAATAATGATTCTTTTGAACCTGATTGCGCTATTGCACAATCATGGCAAAGACTTATGAGTGGTAAGGATATTAAGGATCATGATAAAGTATTAATCGAGCATGAATTGTATGAGATGAAGTTGAAGAAAGAAAATAAAAATATGAGCCATACTGAGGCTCATGCTATTGCTACCAGAAAATACGATTATCAAAAGGGAGTTGATGAATATTATGGTAACCTTGGAAAAAATAAAAAAGACGAATAATATAATATCAGCGGAGTATTTCCCGGAAGATAGTAAGCAGGATGTTGGAACATTTATTTATGATATAGAAAAACATGAAGTTATCGAGCATAAATACTGTCAAAAAGATAGCAAAGCTAATTTGAAGACATATTTTAATAAAGCTATAAAGGCTATTGAAAAATGTATTGAGAATGATAGTTATCCTGAAACAGTAGAATATATGTGGTATTAAAAGCACTCCGCATTAGCAGAGTGCTTTTTTCATGCAATTAAATAATTAGTAATTCAGACCATGATAAAAACATGGTCTTTTTTTATGCCCAAAAAATCGGCTTAAGGCGGTAAAACTGTGACGATAAAATAACTCCGGCAAGAGTGATAACTGCCATGTGTGGCTACGATTAAAGCCAAGAAAGGATGGAACAATGGAATTAAAGGAACTGTTAGGAGAAGAATTGTACAAACAGGTACAGGCAAAGATTGACGAGAAGAACAGCGCAGAGACGGATAAACTCAAGCATGTAAGATACACAGATCTGTCCGAGGGCAAGTACGTCAGCAAAGAGAAGTATGATTCCGAGCTTGAAAAACTCAATGGACTGATCACCGGCAAAGACACGGAGATTGGCAATGCAAATAAGCTTATTGAGGAGCTCAAGAAAGCTTCCAAGGGTGATGAGGGCATGCAGCAGAAGATATCAACTTACGAGACTGAGAATGCAAGGCTTCAGAAAGAGCTTGAGGAGACTAAGGTCAATTCAGCTATCAAGGTGGCTCTGCTTGAGGCTCATGCGGTTGATACTGATTACATGACCTATAAGATCAAGACAGCCCTCAAGGAGAAGAATGAGGAGCTTAAGCTCGATGATGAAGGTCATATCAAAGGTTGGGACAATATGCTCACAGACTTAAAGACACAGTTCCCGGCTCAGTTCACAGCTTCATCCGGCTCAGATGGTGGCAATAGGATCATCATTGAGAATAAGCTGCCAGATGGGAATCCGGGCAATACGAATGCAGAACCTAAGGACCTGGCAGAGGCATTGAGACAGAAATACGAAGGAAATAACAACCAATAAGTAGAAAGGAATGGTGAAAACTATGGCAATGACATTAGAAGAACTTAAGAAAGGTATGAGTGACAAGGTATTCTCACAGATCGTGGATATCTTTCTCAGACAGTCAACAATACTTCAGATGCTCACATTTGATGACTGTGTATCAGCATCAGGTGGTGGCTCAACAATGAAGTATAAGTATCTCAGAAAGGTACTTCCAGCAACAGCAGAGTTCAGAAAGATAGGTGGCTCTTACACTGCATCAGCGGCTACTAAGCAGGAGTGCGAGGCTAATCTTGCAATCATGGGCGGAGCTGTTCAGATGGACAGAGTGCTCAATAGAGTAGCAGGCAACTTTGACAATATGGCATATCAGATAGAGGAACATATCAAGGCAGTGGTAAACCTCTTCCACTATACACTGATCAATGGTGATGCAACTACAACAGCATCAACTGATCACCCTGAGTTCCAGGGACTTGATTCCATGCTCGCAGGAACAACGACAGAATACGGCACAGACAAGGCTATTGATCTGTCATCTATCACAGCGATCAAGTCTAATGCTGATGAGTTCTATGAGGCACTGAGCCTTCTTGTCAAGACTACAGATGCTGATGCAGTGCTTACAAACACAGAGATGATCACAAAGATTCAGACTGTAGCCCGTATCCTTGGATACAAGACTGAGAGTGAGGAAGCATTCGGAAAGCGTATCACTACTATTGATGGTGTCAAGCTTGTTGATATGCAGGACTATTACACTGTAAGCAGTGGTGCTGCAACTGCTGGCCATGTTGTCAAGAAGGGACTTTCAAGAACCATCGCAAAGGAGAGTTCGGCAACAACAGGTCTTACAGACGTCTATGCAGTCAAGTTTGACGTAAACGATGGATTCCACGGAATCAGCCTGAATGGTGGTTCTGTAATCGATCAGTATCTTCCAAACTTCAACGAGCCTGGCACTGTCAAGGACGCAGAGGTTGAGATGATCGCAGCTACAGTCCTGAAGAATACACAGCATGCAGGTGTACTCAGAAATATCAAGATTGCATAAGGAAGGATGGGTGATTGAATATGGCAACAAAGGAAACAAAGACCGTAGAACAGACAAGTGAAGTTATTGAGCCTGTAGTGGCAGAGCCAAAGACAGAGAGTGAGCCTACAGGCTGGACAGTATCTGTTAATGATAACGCTACTTACTGTGGAATTGGCGCCGGTGGTGTCCAGTTCGCAAACGGAAAGGCAGAGATCACATCAAAGCGTATGGCAGAGTGGTTCACGGAGCATGACGGGTATACTGTTATCCCTAAGAAGTAAGGCGGTGGTCATATGATCATGACTGTCGATGAACTTAAGAAGTACGTAGACACCAAGGAGAAAGCTCCGGTGCTTGAGGCTAAGCTTCAGGCACTGGAACTCCTGATCAGAAAATATACAAATAATAATTTTCAGGACAGGAACAGGCGGTTTGTGGCTCCTGTGGACGCTGCGACAGGCTTTCAGTATTCATCTGAGCTGTTCAAGGTTGGCGACACTATACAGGTGTCAGAATCGCACTACAATGATGGCTTATACACCATCAAGGCTGTAGATATGGACAATGGACATATAGAGGTGAATGAGGAGCTTGTGAGTGAGCCTGTGGTAATGGCTACGAAGATAGTATATCCGATGGATATCAAGTTGGGAGTAGCCAACATGCTTTCATGGGACCTGAACAACCGGGATAAGGTCGGTGTACAGTCTGAGACCATCAGCAGGCACTCTGTGACCTATTTCAATATGGACGGCGACAATTCCCTCATGGGATATCCAAAGTCACTTCTTGGTTTCTTAAAACCGTACATGAAAGCGAGGTTTTGAGATGCGAGGAATAGGCGGAAATGCAGTTGCAGATATACAGGTTAAAAGCATAACCAGAAATGAGATAGGCGAACAGGAAGTCACATGGATATCTGAAGATACCTTGACCGGATGGCTTGACCTCTCAGGCGGTGACAGCAAGTACACAACATACAATGCCAAGGTGCAGGAATCCACGCATATGTTTATAGCTGATTATAAACGTCTCAGTGACATGATCAAGGCTGAGAACAGCCGTATGGTGGTTAATGGTCAGGTATATGACATTATGCTGATAGATGACCCCATGGGCATGCATGAGCAGCTTGAGATATATCTGAAGTATACAGGAGGGCAGTAATGGAAAATGTGGAGTTCACAGACAACAGAATAAAGGTTGAGGCGGCCATTGATGATGCCATTGTTGCATTCCTGTATGAATCTGCAGGTGAGATTGAATCTCAGACCAAGGATGCACAGACAAGAACTGACACAGGGCAGACTAAGGGCGCATGGACACACCATGTCGATGAAGATAAGGGCGAGGCTGTAATTGGAAATCCTTTGGAGAATGCTATCTGGGAAGAGTATGGAACAGGTGAATACGCCTTGAAAAAGAATGGTCGTAAAGGCGGATGGTGGGCTCCTGTGGGACCTGATGGAATGAGCTTAAAACAAGCTAGCAAATTCAGTAAGGTAAAAAAGGATAAGGCAGGAAATATAGTAGCTGTTTTTACCTATGGTAAGAAGCCTCTCAGACCTTTACAGAAAGCCTTTGACAAGACTAAGAGCAAGATCATCAAGCGACTTGGCTCTATCCTCAATCAGACGTTCAGTGAGTAAGGCGGTGGTGACGATTGACGACAGAAACATTATCATATATCAACAATGTACTCACAGATGAACTTGAGATACCATATGCATTCATGGAGTGGCAGGATGACCCACCGGAGGCATACTTTGTTGGTGAATACTCCGAGGGTGACACTCCTGAAGAGGATGGATGTCAGGAAATAACATTCATCATAGATGGATTCACAAGAGGCTCATGGTTCAGTCTGGAGAAGTACAAGCAGAAGATAGAACAGAATATTGAACGAACGGCAATCCTTGCAAGTGGTGCGGGGGTTGCCGTTTTTTATGGGAATGCGTCACCGGTGCCAACAGGGGATGCAGACCTCAAACGGATACAGATCAATTTGACGATTAAAGAATATAAGAATGGAAGGTGATTATAACATGGCAGATACATTAACTTTTGAAGAGTTCAAGTCATCCGGTATCACAGACAAGACACCGAAGAACATTGTGTTTGGTGCCGGAACGATTCACAAAGGGCTCAAGTATGACGCATCAAAAAAGACATGGAACTTTGCCGAATCTCTGATCGGTGCTACATCCGGCGGAACGAAGCTGTCTATTAAGCCGGAACTTAAAGATATTGAAGTAGATGGAGCAGTGGTTAAGGTTAAGGATTTGACGGTTAAAACTGGCGAGACAGCACAGATGGATACAAACATGGTGGAGCTGTCGCCTGAGACGATTAAGATGGCTATTATCGGGCAGAATGGCACATCAACAGCGGAAGGATACGATGTGATCGAATCCAAGGCAAGAATTGAAAAGGATGATTACATTGAGAACTTCGGATATATTGGAAGATTCTTAGATGGTCGTCCTGTTATCGTGATCTTTGACAATGCTCTCTGTACATCAGGCCTTGAGATAGAGGGCAAGAACAAGGAGAATGGCACATTTGCACTGACAATGGAGTGCTATGCAGATCTGTCACCGGCAGCTGATACATTGCCATACCACATCTATCTGCCTACTGGTACGACAACGAAGCAGGTTCAGCAGTCTATAGATTCCAGTACAGAAGTAACAGACTAATTGACATAGAAAAGGAGAGATAATCATGGGAACAACTGAGATAAAAGAGAACAAAGATGTAGTAGAGAATGCCGAAGTAGTTGAAGATACTGAGGCAGTAGAGGATGTGCGGGAGGTCAAGCCATATACACTTAGAAATCCAAAGGCTACAGATATAGCCGCATTCCTGAAGCTGTTCAGCAAGCTTGGAGTGAAAGACTTCAAAGATTCATTCAGCGGCAATGGGTTCAAAGAGCTTATTGCAAAAGAACGTGAGAAGCTTGCTGGTGATGGCGAGGATGATGAGGACACATCAAATTTCCTTGAAAATGTGGGTATTGGTCTTGCGTTCGAGCTTGCAGATGTGATACTGGCTAAGCTGTCAGACTGTCAGCGTGAGGTATTTGTCTGCTTATCACACCTGTCAGGTATGACAGTGGATGAGGTAGCAGATCTTGACCTTTCTGTGTTCACACAGATGTTATATGATGCGGTCACTCTTCCAGGTTTTGCGGATTTTATCAAGGTTGTTTCAAGATTGTTCGAGAAGAGACAGTAGGCTATCTCAAGTTCATGGATCTCATATTTAAGAGATATGCGGATCCGTACGCTCTGCTTGATACGATGATAGACAATCAGAGCTTTGATGAGTTTGTATGCACGTTTGTGCGTCTTGACGATGATGATAAGCTCTGGGATATGTATATCCATAAGTGCTGGGAGAACATATCATTCAATGACTTCAAGGCAAGGCTGTATGGCACATCAGGTGGCAGTTCACAGCCTGTCAGATCAGGAGCATTTGAAAGCAGAGACGAACTTGAAACAACCATAAAGGATTCTATGTCAATCATAGAGAATTTTAAACCATAGGGGCACACAGAACGTGTGTCTCTATTTTTTTATTATTGAGGAAAGGGGGTAGACCCTTTTGGAAGTATTTAAGATACTGGGACGAATCGCAGTATCAAATGAAGATGCGAATGAGAAAATTGAAGAGACTGGCGACAAGGCAGAGAAGACAACCAAAAAGATGAGTTCTGTGTTTGGCAATATCGGCAAGTTTGCGCTCAAGGCAGCAAAGGTCGCCGTGGTTGCAACAACGGCTGTGGCCACTGGAATAGCTGGCATTACTGCTAAGGCTGTAAGCGAGTATGCAGACT